CGGAGATCTAACTCAAATCCAAAAGACTTGGATGCGTATGCTTGTTCCATTCTTCACTTGGAACCAGAAGAATGTCGTCCTTCAGATGGAGCTAATGCAGAAGTCTCCAAAATTGTTTGCTGACTTTCATCGGTTTATGGTTGATGGATTACCACAAGCGATGGCAGCAACCCAAGACGCCTCCGCTGGTGAAAGATTTGTTCCTTATGATCCTCTGTCAAAAGAGAAGCTAAGAGAAAGAGAGACACACTACCTGCACACTGTTCAGATACCAATGCTCTCCCTTGAGAACACTGCGTTTGGAAACATACCTGTTCCAGCAGTTCGTCGCTCAGGCAAGAAGGGTATATTCCCTTGGCAGAGTTATGATCTTCAATGGGGTAAACTCGGAAAGGACTACTTCCCAAGACTCAAAGACGCAAAGGTGCAGGGACTAGGCTTACCACAGGAAGCATTTATAAACAGCATGTCTCTTGTAATGGGTGCCGCCGACATCCGTAACTGGCCTTGGATGCCCCTGCCGGGAGATGCAGGTAAACAGCAAAGAGCAAGACAGTTTAGCTCTAGAAGTAGATGGCTACGCTTTATGGGTGAGACTCACTTCTTGGCTAGACTTGCTGCGGAGGTTGGTACCCGTCATCATATGTTCTTCGACAAGCCTATCAACGAACTAACTGATGGTCGATTAGTGGCCGAAACATTGGGGGCAATGAGGAAAGTTCCATTCGTCGGAGACACGATGGCCGACATCATGGCCCAGAGGACTGGGCTAAAGGGCTACACTGTATACGATTCATACAGCAAAACATGGAAGAACTTTCTAAAGGTAGAGGGTGCGGCAAACCATACCATAGGTTCAACGCCTTGGAGTCGTAGTCTTCGCGATGCGGCAGGGCTAACTGATGAGTTTATGAAGAGCCGAACAATGCCAGCAGAGTTTGCGGGTAAGTATGGAGAGACACCTGTGTTCTGGAATATTATGGATGCAGGAAGTGGTATCCGAATCAAGCAGTCAGACCCTAAGATGATGCAAGCATTTGCTGATATGAAAACAGAGAAACAACTTATGGACTACCTTGAAAGCCGTGGCTTACTGAAGGAGTTCCGGTCCTCATATATTCCATACAAGAAATAGGTTATGTGTAATTATGCAAGAATATGGAATAACTATAGCTCTCAGCGCACAAGCAATAACATTGCTATTATTCGGTGTTCTTGGTTTTTTTCTACGCCGTCTGGTGTCTCAGGTAGACTCAATGGAGCATAGAGCAAGCAAGGTAACACTACGGTTAGACAAAGAGATGTCCTCTGTAAGAGAGGATGTGGTCAGACTAGAGGCCAACAGCGGCAACTTCAATGAGTCTCTAAAAGAGGTTAAGGCAACACTCCTTATCCTCAGTGAGAACATCCAGTGGATTAGAGAAAGGATGGTAACTAAAGATTAGCTATCTTTCTTTGTAGCTCTAGTCTTCTCTTCTGCATCTCTAATCTACTCTCGGCTGGTTGCTTCGGTAGCTCTCGCGAGAGGTGTCTCATTTCTATTCTTGATACAACCTTACCAAGACTTCTCTCTGGATCATCGCTACCAATACCAACCGCTATCCTATGGAGCTTAGGTTGTAGCTCTTCCGCTGCTTTCCTAGCTACGGTATAGGCTGGCTCTCCATCCAGCAGCTTCTCTATAGCGCACCTCTCTTCCTCTCCATCTATCCACTCTAGTTTGATAGTCTTCTTAGCGCCTTTAATTAAACCTTCGTTCCTCATCAGGATACCTGCTAGAGCCAACGCTAAGGGGTCGTGAGTGGACTTTGGCAGGTCATCTGGGTCTTTAGGTGCTGGCTGTCCTACAAGGCGTTTAAGGGCTGCATATGGGACACTAAGAATATCTGATACCTGTCGTAGAACAACATCTCTTGCTACTGGTGGGTAGGAGCGGATTACAGGGACTGCTTCGTTAGCTGCTGCTTGGCGACCATGTGGTGTTTTGTCGTGGCTTCTAGACAGTGAGCGTAGCCATGTAGAAAGCAATGGCTCTGCTTCTTCTATCCTATCCATGAGTTCTTCTAGAGACTTAGAGGTAGCGTAGTCAGCCGGGTCCATCCCATCTGGAAGGTTAACCATAAGAGAATCAATGTTGTTCTTTGCCAGCATTGGCAGTGCTTTAGAGGCTGCTCTCCTACCTGCATCATCAGAGTCGAAGAAGCATAGTGCCTTGTCTGTTAGCTTAGAGAATAGCTTAATATGGTCTTTAGTAAGGGCGGTACCACAGGCAGCAACTGACTCTGTTATCTCCGCTTGATGAAGTGCTATGACATCGAAGTATCCTTCAACAAGAATCACTCTACTCCACTCACGAATAGCTGGGATGGCTTTCTGTATACCAAAGAGGACATTAGATTTTCTATAGAGGGTAGTCTCTTTCCCGTTGATGTACTTCGCCTTGGCGTTGCCGGTGATGTCTCTTCCGGCAAACGACACCAGTTGTCCTATCTTATTTCGTATAGGGAAGATTACTCTCTCTGAGAAGACACAGGTCGGTAGACCATGGCTGATTCTAATTACACCAGCACTCACGGCAGCATCCACTAAACCCCTATCCCTAAGTTGAGAAACAAGATCAGACGATGAACTAGGGCAATACCCAAGACCCCAATCACGAATAGATTGTTCAGATATCTTTCTGTCTGCTAGATACTCAGAAGCAGGGCTGTTGCTTATGGAGTAGTGGAAGTAGTCAAAGGCAACCTGAAGAGCGGCCCTCATGTCCTCCCTAACCTTGTTCTCCTCGTCACCGAGGTCGTTGTCTACATTGATATTAAATCTATCAGCAACATACTGAACAGCATCAATGAAACCCAAGCCTTCAAGCTTCATGGGGATGGTAAAGATATCACCACTGGCACCGCAACCATGACAATAGAATACACCGCGTTCTGGCTCAACATGTAAACTGGGTGTTTTCTCTGAGTGGAAAGGGCATACAACAAAAACATCACTGCCTTTCCTCTTGACTTTTGCATAGTCACTAAACAACTCTTCAATACTAGAGAGGTTGCGTACATTTTCAATAGCGTAATCATTCATATTAACTCCTAATTGAGACATGGTTGTGAGGTTCAACGAACTAGAATAATCCGTTGAGGTATGCTGATGCCACCCAAAGTGCGTCAGCTTCGTTATCATCTTTCAATTCCCAGCGTTCATCCTGCCATTGTTTTTTTGCGCTGGTCATCATTTCTTCTTTGCTTGCGTTTCCCCTTCCAGTGGCGTGCTTCTTTATGGTGCCAACGGGGATGCTGACATAGGGAATCTTTGACTCTCTATCCTCAAGCACAGACTGTAGTGTCGCCATCAACCCACCGTATACATGGGCAGCAGTGACACCACGATGCCTCCTTACTTCCTCAAAGGCAACATGAACACTGACTCCTTGAGGAGATATGTCGAAGCACCACTTATCAAGCAACGCTCTGAGTTCGTTAGCAAACCTAACATACCTCATGCCACCACCTTCGTGACGCTTTGGTGAGAAGTTCCAAGTCCCAGAAGCGATACGCTCACCGACTTCACTTAGCACACCGTTACTGAGTACAGCCCAGCCGCACTTGGTTCCTAAGTCTAACCCTATAATGTAATGTGCTTTCATCTACCTAGTCCTTGTTGGTGTCCACCACCAACTCTCTTCAAATGGTCCATGCTTAGATGAGATTACCTCATCAAAAGAGCTTATCCATTCATTGATATGGTGCCGGGTTGGTGGAAACAGCCCTTTAATTCTACCGTCTGGGCACCTAGTGCCAGACAACCAATCGTAAATACAGCTTAACTCTGTTCTACATCCTGTATTTATATATATGCTGTGCTGCATAGCCGGTACACTAGCAAGGTGTTTCTTGATTTTCATCAATCTATACCTTGCTAGTGTATGGCTTTTGCTTGAGCCTCTACTCAAGATAGTTATCATCCGTAGCTAACCAGCGAACGGTGCCAGCGTCATCAACAAAGATGAACCCCTTAACCTTCCCGCCAGAAGCAAATATCATTCTGGTTACATGGTCGTACTTGATAAGGCTTATGCTCTGTTTAATGATTCTCTTGTCCCAAGGTATTGGAATACAGGGAACTATAGAATCATCCTCAACATCAAAGCCGATATGATCACTATCCCCAGTCATTGACATCATTACTTCCGTTACCGGAATTAGATAGTCCATTGCCAGATGGCGCAGGGTTTCCAGTATCCACTGGTCCATGTCCTGAACCGACCGGAGGACGGGAGCTACCATTGGGGCGGCCCTCCCCCATGCTCTCTGTTTGGTTACTGTATCCAAGCCCTTGCGAATTAACCTTTTCGACATTAAACGCAGTAAGCGATGAGTAGTACGCCGTTTGCCCATTCTTTTCTACCTTGCGTGTTGTGTACTTACCTTCACACATAACAAGCTGACCAACTCGACAGTTGCGTACATTATCTTGCGCCCTTGCTCCCCATATCTGAACGGTATGGTAGGCATCGTACCGAGTGCCACCGCTTGTTTCCCAAGTCTTAACCCTAAGATTTAAAACGCTCTTCTGACCTACTGCCCGTTCTTCCGGGTCGTTCACTAGCTCGCCAATTATTAAACATTTATTTATCATTCTTATTCTCCTACGAACACTTTCATCTTGGTGTACTTTTGAAAAAACCCAGAAGAAATTGCTTTCTCTTGGGCTGACGGCCAACAAGTTCTCCAGTGAGCACACCAGTCACATGGAAATCTTAATTGACCCAAAGTTTTTTTAGCTGTTGATGGACCGAATGGTCTATCGAACTCCTCTGGAGATTGAGAGTTTATGATTGCCTCATACTTCTCTACAATCTCACGCTTAATGTCCATGTCGCACTGAACCCAGTGTCCCACAATTGGCCATGTCTTATACCAAGAACCATCATCCCTTAGCACAGCGTCCTTCGCAGTAACATTTTTACCGAAGGCAATCACATAGCTTAGGTTGAAGTTCTCTCCTGTCATCTGCTGCTTCGCCAACTGATAGGCTTGCGTCTGATAGTTGTACAAGTCGTCCTTGCCCAGCCCACCTATACGAAACTTCTTAAAGGCGTAGTCACTCATGGACTTTACCTCTAAGATTGCTCTTGCATAGGTGGTTGTTTCTGTACCATCAGAGGACACACGCTTCACAGGGACAGTCATTACCCCGTCAGGGTGACCAGAGATACGGGCCTCCCGGCCATCATCTAAAGGAATGTTAAGGAACACTGTCTCTTGATTAACATCTGTAGACTCAATCTTTATGTCAGTCCCAACGATTGCCTCATGTAAAGCTGCAACAATAACTAGCTCAACAATATCTCCGATAGCAAAAGCTATAGGAGAGCTTGCATCACCAACGAAACCATTGGGCTTGTAGTGATGGTAGTTGTAAGCTAACTGTCTGATACACTGGCCACAGTTACTAAGCCTAAGCCCACCGGATGGTGACGGCCCCTCCTCTAATTGTCTAACAAGAACCTTACCTATCGCGGTAGGGTCGAAGTCAGACTTCAATCCGTACCCCTTCATCAATCTCTCTCTCACCATAAGGGCGAGGTCTGGCACCAGTATTGTTTCAAATGGTGATGTCTCTACTTCTTTCCATCTCATAATTACTCCAATGGTTTTTCATCAGTAAAATAAAGTTTGTCTACTAGAACGATAGTGTTCCTTCCTTCAGAGCCTAGTCTTCCCATGACATGAACAACCTCATCAGCCGCCTCATCGCACAGTGTCGCTGCGTTCTTTCCAAAGGCTAGAATCTTTACGAAGGTATCGAACCTTGCCTTCTCCAAGCTTGGGTTTTTAAGAAGAGCACGAGCCTTCTTGCCACTAGAAGCAGAAGGACCGCAGTCCTCAACCTCTGTGACTAAGCCACAGAAGCTAACCAAGTTTGGGTATTGGTTTCTAAATCCCATTACTCACCTCCTAAAACGGAACCTCGCTGTTCCCGACCTCTTCAAAATATTGGTTGACCTTTTGATTAACAGTGCCAGCCTCGTACCATTTGACTACAGTATGAGAACCAATTGACATCTGCTTATCGCTTGCCTTGGTAGGATGTTCAGCACCCTTCCCGGTAAACTTTCCCTCCTTAGAAGGAGCAGTAGCAGCCTCAACCACATGCTTCAGAGGGACATCAATATCCATCTTCTGAGCAACAACCCTAAACCTTGACTCCCGCCGTACCCTCTCATCCTTTATGTGACGAACAAGGTCTTCGACGGACATTAAATGTCCTTGCACTTCTCGTATAGATGGTGCAACGCAGTAACCGTTCTTGGTCCAGACTAATCTTTCTTCTGGGATACCACTTGGTTTGTTTTGACTTGGCTTGGAGTATGTTCTACCGAGTTCGTAAAGGTGTCTACCCATTCCCCAGAGGACAGCAGCACGTTTGATTGCTCCTGAGATACCGCCTTTCTCTGCTTCGACCTTGGTATCTCCTGCTCCATCCCACTTCCATACCCACTCACTGGCAATTCTAATTCCAATGCCAGCGAGGGTCTTTGCTCCCTCCACTCTGATTTGTACTTGCCAGTTATGTGGACCCACCGCATTGTCTAGCCTCTCCTGTATACATCTACTATCAAGATAAGCCAGTATCTGAGCACTGCCATTCTTAGTCATAGACTGGACTCTCCAGTATATCTCTTCATCGACAAAAGGTTGTCTCAACCTGCTTAATACTGATTCAATGTTTCTTGAATCAATTTGTTGTGGCCAATTCTTTTTCGTCATACTACCTCCCGACCGGCTAATTCCGGTACTGCATTATAATTCGACAGCCGCTGGCTGTCAAGGAAAAGACCCGCATGAAAGGCAAAACCAACCCACGGGTACGCTACACCAGACCCGGAAACCGGGCCGAACGGTACCTCTATCGAGGCACCAACCGCTACATCCTGTTGGATGAGTGGAAGAAAAGAACAGCTTGTCGTATAGGGAAGAGCAAGAGAAGCGTCTATGTTCTTGTAGATGCTATGAAGATTCTTGAGGACAGTACCAAAGAGCTTGAGATAAACTTCAGAGAGCTTGTTTCTGGTACACTTGACCTCTACTTCAAGACAAGAATGAGTAGGAACTTCCCCATCTTCTACGAATACAAAAGGCTGTTGGATGTGCTGATACATGAATGGTACTACAGCACAGTTGAATATGATATTGAAAAAATTAAAGATGAACATGATGATGAACTCCTGATTGAGCTTCTTAGTTAGGTCCACTTCGGTGGCCACACTCCGCTCCACCATTCTGGTTCTGGTTCTTCTGAGTCGTATACTCTACCCCATGCTGTCTGTAGGCAGAGGTCCATGTCCTTTCTAGCCGCCTCCCTAGCAGCAAGGCTGATTAGTTGTAGTGGTTGGAACATGGTTGATAGTTCGTCATCGCTATAGACATCACTGCTGGCTACCTTCTTAGGTGG